CACCACCTACTCCATCTTTATCGTGTGGTTCTCTACGAACATTTACAACTGGTTCGTTATAAGATCCTAAAGCTCTTAATGAATAAGCAGCTGCCGCACCTTTAGCAAACCCTTGAGACAAGAATGTTTCACCCCTACCATCTCCAAGATCATGGGTTAAATCTCTTGTGAGTGGGAAGGTCAATGAATCACTAGAACCTGTGTAAAGGTTCTGCGTCTCTATTTGTTTGCGTACGGTCACTTGCTTATACTACTAATGGTTTAACTGCTACTGTTACGCTAGTACTTGCTCCGTGTGCGGATAAGTCTACTCGTAATTCTGCTTGAGGAGTAATGAATTGTCCTCCACCAGCAGATGTCAAAGTAACATCTGGTCCAAGGTCAACCCAGTTAGAACCGATCTTGTGTTGTAGTTTAACTGTTGCTCCATCAAATGTACCAGAAGCTAATAAAGCTCCTAGCTTACCATTCCATGTAACATCAGTTGTACCTGTAGTAGTGAGTGTTTTAGTTTCTAGTGGCATAAATTAGTATCCTCCGAGTCCAGTTCCCCCAATGTTGGAGCGAGTTGATTTAGGTCTGCGGATTGTTAATGAACCTAGTCCTCCGAATCTTCCTTTCCTTGCTACCTTTGATCCCATAGAACCTCTAGCGGTTTGGGCTACTTTAGCAGTAGGGGTAGGTGGTGGTGGGGGAGGTGGCGGTGGCACTGGATCTGGTATTTTTGGTCTTCCCATAATATTATTGATTTAAGATATTTTCGTTTTGAATTTTATATTGATGTTTTAAATATTGAATTACTGAACGCTGTCCGTAGTGGAAGTTCAACTTCGCTACATCATCTGTAGCTGGGAAGTCTTTAGATGGAAAGACCTCATCTAAAGTTTTGATTAAAACCTTAGACAACTTTGGAAATTGTTTTGTATCTTCAATTTTCATATAGGGTAGACTCCTTCTTTTTATCACACTCTCGTTGTAGGTTTGCCATAGCTCTCCAAGCTACAGCTGCCCAGTCTTCTTCTAGTAGATGACGCATCATACTATCTAGTTCATCTGTAGACTTAGACTTGTCCCAGTGTACATCCTTATCTGGATGGTGTTGATTGTTCCCACGAACAGAACACTTAGTTACTTCAATGATAGCATCTGGAAAGTACTTAATAAATCCTCTATAAATAGGGATCGCTTTCCTTTCTTGTGCATCAGTAGGTAGGTTGCCAGTTGTATTTTTCATCATAGTTTCTTAGTATTCTTGCTAGTCTAGCATTACGAGTACAGTCCTCTTCTGTCAATCCTTTACTAAGGAAAGCATCAAGAACAGATTGCCAAGTGTCTCCGTGTTTCTGTATCCACTTCAGTGCAGTGACTGGACCAAAACCTTTGACTCCTTCAAAGCCATCAGCTTTATCTCCTATCATAGTTTGTAAGCGTAGATTAGAATCTGCATTCTTTTCACTGATACGAAGGTAACCGTTAGGTCTGAGAAGCTGACAAGGTACAGTAAGGAAGTCCTTATCAATAGCCCATATCATATTCACTTCTGGATCAGACCAGATACCAATAACATCATCAGCTTCTATATCATTCATCCAAGCTCCCATATGTTTATCTATTAAGTACTGCCTACAAGATGCAAGACCTAGAGGTTTGCGTGTAGCTTTACGGTGTGCTTTATAGTTTTTATCTATCTCCTTACGGAAGTTAGTTGGACTACTCACAGCTATCTGATAGCGGTCAGTGTTAGTCTCTGCCATAGCTCGTTTGATTTCAGACTCAAGGAGTTGAAACATATCTTGCTCAGAAGAATGTATCGTCCAAGTATCAGCGTCCCACTTCAGTGGTTGTTCACAAGCACAAGCTGAACGATAAGCGATTTCATCTCCATCAATCAGAACTGTTTTCACATTTGTCATCGTCATACTTTTTTAATAATATTACAGGTAAGCGTTTGGTTATAGTCTTCATCGGAATCAAACTACATAAAGATTTACAGTTGCGTCTACTATACTTACGAAGGTGAGCCTCTGCTACATTAGTAACGATCTCATCTTCTACGATAGCTTCACACAGTGTAGCAAGCTCAGCTCTTGGTACGACTACAAAGTCTCGTAGTCTTTCAAAAGCCATATGTGTTTGTTGTCCATAGAGCCAACCCTTTCTTCCAGTTGTACCTAAGAACTCTACCCACACATATTCATCTTGATCACCTCCACTTCTGGATAATCTTTTTCTAGCTTTAACATCTACTGATCCTTCTATTGTAAAAAAGAAATCAATATGTTTCATTTGATCTTGGAACTCCGCCTCATCTGAGGTGAACCCAAGATAGTGTAAGGACTTAGAGAAAAGCGTCTCAGCTTTTTCACCTCTAGCACTACACGAACCGTCTCGGTCTTTATGGTGTTTATAGTATGTCATTCAGTTTTGATATGATTACCCAGTTAGCAAACTCACCACCAAGACCAACAACATTGTAGTCTGTATACTCTAACGCTTCTTCTCTATCCATTCCTTGTGATTCAAAATGTCGTACGATTTTTTCATAGTCGTACACGAGATATCCTGCATGAGTTATACCAATGATTGCTGATCCTAAACCATCTAGCTGAAACGCATCGTCAGCTAAATGATCTTTAAGCATTTCTTTATTTAATATCTTTACCATATTAATGAGTCTCCGCCCAGTTGTTACCCACCTTGTACTCACCATCTAACTTACACTTGAAGTTTAATTCTTCTCCTGCTTGTACGATAGCATCTACAAAGGCTTGTCCTAGTTGTTCTGAATGCTCACTGTCGCAACTAAACTGAACTTCATCATGCACATTGGCATGGAGTTCGTAGGGTAAGTCTAGTTCCTCAGCTATATTAGCAAAGCAGATTAATGATTGTTTCATTATCACAGCCCCAGCGGATTGTAATAATAAATTTAAAGCACTGTGTGGTGAACGACAAGGAAGTTGTCTACCATCCAATCCTTTGAGAAAGTTTGTTTGTTTTACCTTAGACTCTACAGCTTTCAATAGCTTGGCTACTGCTGGTATCTTTTCTTTGAATGAGTTCTTCAATCGTTTACCGTCAGCTCTTGTACCGTTAACGATCTTACCTATCTTCTCATCACCAGCTCCATACAAGAACGCATAGATGAAAGTCTTTGCTTGGTCTCTTGTATCTAAGCCAGCTGCTTTCTGATTCTCAGTGTGGATATCTCCTTCAAGAATAGTCTTAGCATACGCACCTTTGTCCCAAGGATGTAGGTAGTGTGCTAAACATCTAAGCTCTAGTCCACTAGCATCAGCTCCTACTAGAACCTTACCTTGTGGTGCAGTAAAACATTCACGACACTCCTTACCAAAGGTAGCTCGTACTGCTGGTACTTGTGCTACATTAGGATTCATATGTGTACATCTACCACTCACTGCTCCATTAGTATTCACACCTCCATGTATCCTACCCTTACGAGCTAACTTAGTCCAAGCTTGATTACCTTCAGCTACTTGTCCAAGTCTCTTGGTTAATAATAAATACTCACACAACTGTAGTGCTTCATCTGTACCTATAGATTTAAGAACACCTTCATTGATAGCAGGTCTCTTACCTTCATACTGATTAGGCTTCCATCCCATTTCCATTAACCGTTCACATATCTGATCACGACTGTTCGGATTAAATGGTATAGTTTTAGTTTTGTTTCTACCTACAAAGATATCACTTTGTTTGTACCCAACTTCAAGCATAGCTTTTTTGGATGGGAACTCATCACCGTTTCTATTTTCAAAGAAGGTAGACTTCATATCTACTACAGTAGCTGGAAATGTTTTACTTAACTCATCCTTCAGCTCAGCTCTACGAACCATTAACTTCTCAGTAAGTTTATCAGCTGACTTAGAATCAAAAGGAAAACCATTTAGTTCCTGTCTTCTCATTAACACAGCAAAGTAATGCTCAAGTTCTAACATCTGCATACTAGGTTTCTTAGCCATCAACCAAATATGTAACGCTCGTGTAACTCTAACATCCTGCTTACAATACTCAATCATCTCTGGAGTACATTGAGACCAGTCAGTTGTTTCTCCGAACTCTCCCTTGAGTATACCAATCCTTTTACCCCAAGCTTTTAAACTGTGGCTACCAATTAGTTCCTTATCAAAGTCATCCTTACGAAAGTCAATGCTTCGTACATCTGGAAACATACACCGACTCATAAGAAGTGTGTCTATAATTTGTGGGTATTTAAAATCATAGAGTTTACATAAAGCTGGTACATCAAAGCTAACTGCGTTGTGTCCAACGATTGCATCCATTGATTCTAAAATCTCAAGGCATCGTTCAATAGATGGTTTATCTGTACCAACATAGACTTGATCCTCATGTGCTACCACCATACAGTGGATCTGTTTCAAGTCTGAGAGTGTTGCGAAATCTTCTATCGCATTTGTTTCTATATCAAAGTAAGCTGTGTTCATATTAGAAGGGGTTGTTTGTGTCTGTGTCCGCTGGTAAATCTTCTAATGTTTCTTCCACTAGTCTACCAGTTTGGTTATTGTAACGGAGGAAGCAAGCTTCACCTGTCTCCCCACTGAATCTATTCTTTAGAATACGAACAGTAGTTCTATTCTTTAGATCCTCGTCTTGTTGATTACGCTCAACACCTATCACCATATCTGATAGCTGACCTAAACCAGCTGACCCACGCAAGTGTCCGAGTGTAGTTTCTCTACCTTCTTCAAAGCCTCTACCTTCTGGTCTCTTCAAGTGACTAACTAATAACATACCAACTTGTGTTTCTTCTACCAAGCTACGAAGCTTAGTCATCAGTATATCTATCATCTTTCTTTCATCACCATCTTGTCCACTGACTACGATACTAACATGGTCTAAGAATATCCACTTACATCCTAGAGCTTTGTTCATATATCTAATACGATTAATTAGATTGTCTGATTCAATAGAACCCCAATGGTCATAGGTCACAAAGTTTCCACTGCCAACTGTAGCTTTGAAAGCTTGATCCATAACTTCCTCTGGTACTACTTCACCTAAGTGTAGTTGAGTATTACAATGGAGTCCCATAATACCTAGAGCTGTACGCTTGATGCTTTCTTCTAGTGCTATGTATCCTACCTTCTGTCCTTGGTTCAGTAATCCGTATGCTATCTCACGACAGACACTTGACTTACCTACCCCACTACCAGCACAGAATGTAGTAATCTCTCCCACTCGTATACCACGAGTAACTTTATTTAGACCAGCATATGGATACTCAGCTGACTCTACTTCTGTATCATCAGTAATTAAATCCCACATATCAGTACCTTCAACGATACCATCTGGTCTCCAAGGTTTAGCATTCCATCCAGCTTGTACAATCTCTGCACCTCTACCTTCTGTTAGTAGATCATTAGGATCTTTAGCTGATAGGTGTGCTATCCTTGCTTTACCTATAGATAGAATAGATGCACAGTTTTTAGCAGCTTGTCTCCCAGCTTCATCTTGATCAAACATTAGAACAACTTCATCAAATGATTCAAAGTATTCTAAGTGATCCTTAAAAGTTTTGTTAGCATTACCAGCTCCACTAGGTAGAGATACCACAGCCCACTTTCCTTCTAGGACTGTAGCCACAGAGAGAGTATCTATCTCTCCCTCTGTGACTGTGATTCTTCTACCACCTTGGAACAGATGCCAACCAAACGGTGTGTTTACTTTACCGACAATACGAAAAGTTTTGTCTGGGAATCTTATCTTCTGTCCTACTACCTTACCATCTTTATCTCTATAGTTAGCAATGTGGCAGGGCTTCCCATCTTTTTGACCTACACGATAGTCGTACTTACGACAGATGTCTTCTTGTATACAACGCTTAGGTAGGTCTTGAAATTCTCCACCAATAAAATTAGTAGGTAAAGGTTGGTGGGTTACTGTTGTTGTGGAGTGACTTGGTGTAAACTTCTCACAACTGAAACACTTAGTTGATCCATCAACATTAAGTGTGAGTGCGTCACTTGACCCACAATCTGGGCAAGCTATGTGTGTTTTAAGGGCGGTGATTTTTTCTTCTGTGTTAGCCATGTGTCTGGTATGTGTGGTCCTTTGCACCAAGGGTAACCAAGCTTGTCAGCCCAGTCACAGTTCCTTGTCTTAGAACCTTTGTAAATTTTGTTGTATGGGTTTTGAAATACAAAACGAATATCTAACTCTGGATACTGTTCCTTGATCCATTTGTGTTTCTGTCTGTCTGAAGGTTTAAGATAACCTTTGACTTCAAGAATGATATTGTTTGAAAGAACGAAGTCTGGAGTATACCTTCGGTTCTGTGCAGGTTGCACGAACTTAATAACATCCTCCTCATAAGTAAAGGATAGCCCAGTCGTAGATAAGAACTGAGCTACCCTCCCCTCAAAGCGTGATCTAAAAGTCTCCGCTGACATCATCAAACGATTCCTTCAGTGATTCACCACCACTGACGAAACCATCTTCGTCTTCAAATCCAAAGCTGTTGGCATTACCCCCACCTCCGAACTCCACAAGTTCTATTACTTGTACAGCTTTGAGTGTTAGTGTCATACCAAATCCCATTGATGGTGCAAACCAGCAACGAGGTTGAACAGCACATTTTACAATACTACCTCCACCTACATTGGCATCAATCATATTACCTTTAGCATCAAACAACTTGATAGAGAACTCGTATACTTCTCCAC